TCATAAATTAGGACGTCATCTTTCTGAGGACGGTAGAAGGCAATACTGTCTTTGCCATCTTCTTTGTGCTCCCCTTCGCGGCGCATCGGCATGCCATGACGGATCAAAATCCAGATGCGGCTCTCATGCGGAAACACGAACACGCGCGACCCACGGCCCCTGCGTTTTTTTTCGAACCAAGGATCCATCAAAGCCTCCATCTCGCGGCACTGTGCATCAGAGATGGTTAGGCCGAGACCCTGGGGAGGGGACTTGATGTTTCGGCCCGCGAAATAGGTAAAGTTTGAGCGATTGAACGCGACTGTTTCTGCGTGTTGACGTTCGAGCAGATCGGGTTTGGCAAGCCAGATTTGAACAGCAACATCAGCAGGTGTGCTTTTCTCATCGTGCTCGATCTCTAGGCCAGCTTTTTCCGCCCGCTCGATGAGTTCTTCCATGGGCTCATGGCTTGCGGTTTCGTGTACGTAATAGAGTGCGTTAACCATGCTTTCAGGGACATCCTGATCCGGGTTCATTAGGATGGCAGCGATGGTGTCAAAGGGCATGTCTGAGGTCTCTATAGCGGCGAGCTTGAGGCCTTTTCCGAGGAAGTAATTTGACCATGTCAGTAAAAACCTACTCAGGCGATCAGGTGCGATTTCTTTTAATCGAGAGGGGTTGGTAAATACACGTGGGTTGAACGTGGCCATGAGAGTTCTCCTTGTTCCAGGGGTGTCCTGAGCCGGCGAATCGACCGAACCATGGGCAGAAAGCCTAATCTTACATGAGACACGTTATGTGTCTATATGTTGATTTTAGATATCGAAAAAATCAACATATAGTATCTAATGGGTCTTTGGGGCGTCATTTAGCGCCGCCTGCTAGATCTCGATGTTCCTGTTATGTTCTTATCCGACATTTTGTAGGTTTCGTCGGTAAGTGAGGAAGGTCCCCCTGGAGATCTACTCAATGCAAACAGACCAAACATTCTCGCTCGTATCAGATCGTATTGCCCTTTTATTAACGGAGGGCTCATATGATTGACCCCGATGAACGTGAGCGCGAAGCGCTTATTCAGGCCCTGAAATCCATGGGCCTCCTCATGGATGAAATAGGCTGGTCCACCCGCTTCAAGGACCTCACGGCTGAGCAAGCCGCAAAACTGGCTGAAGCTGCCGTCGATGGCTTTCAGTCAAGCATGTTGGCCTTAGCACCTCAAATAAGCTCGGAGGTGCCGTTTTGACCGACGCCTTCTTGGATTTTAATCACCGCGAACAGCCTCTGAGCTTTGCTGAGGGTGTTAATGCGCTTATTGATCACGTGCTTGTCACAGAAAACGACGCGCGACCAACCCGCGATTATCTAGGCGGTAGCAGGTTGGGTGATGCCTGTGCGCGGCGCTTGCAATACGAATACCTCAAGACCCGGAAGGATGAAGGGGGCGGCTTTTCTGGCCAGTCGCTTCGGATCTTCGCGCTTGGGCATGTGTTGGAAGACCTCGCGATTGAATGGCTGCGCACGGCGGGTTTCGATCTGCGTACGCGCAACCGGCACGGAGATCAATTTGGATTTTCGGTGGCCGGTGGGCGGGTCAAAGGACATGCGGATGGTGTTGTTGTCGCCGCACCTAACGGCATGGCGGTGCCTGCGCTTTGGGAATGCAAATCGGCCAATGCCAAGAACTGGCGCGCCATCGAAAAACACGGGGTGGTCAAGGCCAAGCCCATCTACGCAGCCCAGATTGCTCTCTATCAGGCCTATCTGGGACTGACCGAGACGCCGGCGCTCTTTACGGCGATCAACAAAGACACCTGTGAGATTTGGCACGAGCTTGTCCCTTTTGATGGGGCGCTTGCACAGGCGGCAAGTGACAAGGCTGTAAACATTTTACGCGCCTGCGATGCGGGTGAGCAATTGCCGCGCCACACGAGCGATCCAGAGCATTTTGAATGCCGGTTTTGTGCTTACACCGCGAGGTGCTGGGCATGAGCGATCACGTACAAACAGTTGATGTGGCTGAGCCTGTTGTCCCAGACGCGAATACGATCGCGCTCTATGCAGATGTGGTGTTTGGTTATTGCGAGTTTCTTGCACCTGTCCGAGCACTGGCGGAAAAGGGTGCCAATGACGCGCCGCCGCATACGCCATTTCTGCCGGTGGATGGGGAGCTTGGGGTCAAGCTTGCCCATCAAGCGGACTGGGCGGCGCAAACGGGGATGGCGCTCTTTGTCGTGCCGGGCACAGTTCATGAGGCGGGAGCTGCACGCTCTGAGCATATTGCGCAGATGCAGGTTGTCTTGGTCGATATCGATCACGGCGATATCGCAGCAAAGCGCAGCCATTTGATCCAGCACCTTGGCACGCCAACGCTCGAAGTGGCCTCAGGTGGTGTGACACCTGAAGGGCAAGATAAGCTGCACCTCTACTGGCGGCTAACAGAACCTGCTGAAGGGGAGGACATCGCGCGTGTCTGCCGGGCGCGTCAGATGATTGCCGCCAAGGTCGGCGGCGATCCCTCTTTCAAATCGGCGCATCAGCCTATTCGTGTGGCGGGATCCGTTCATGCGAAGTCTGGTGTGAAACGACTTGTTTCTATCCTTGATTATCGCCCCGTTGATTTTGATTTATCTGAACTCGCCGAGGCCATTTTTGCTATGCCGCCAATGGAAGGCCTTGCTGCCGAGGCGCTGGATTTTAACACCGCCCCGGGCGAGCGCGGCAGCGTTCCTGAGCTTTTTGCCAAACCCGTTCGCGAAGGTGGAGTTGATGGCACAACCCGGTTTGACGCGCTCTCACGCGTCATCGGGTATTGGATCCGTCGAAGCCGGGAAGGGCATGTCACGCCTGCAGAAGCCTGGGCGGAGATCGTGGCCTATAATGACGCGCGCATTGATCCTCCTTGGGCAGAACTCCGACTGCGGCAAGAGGCCGAACGCCTTTGGCGGTTGGACCAGGCCCGCAACGGGGACATCCCAGATGAAGAAGGCTTAGAGCCTGAAACTGGTCACGGTTGTGGCAATGGTTCGGGCAATGAGGGTCCAACCCCTGTACGGTTCTCAGAGGATGCCCTGGCATCTACCTTTGCAGCCGAACATTCTGATGCCTGGCGCTACGTGGCTGGCTGGGGACAATGGCTGACCTGGACAGGTCGTATCTGGAAGCGCGAGGACACGCTTCAGGCCTTTGATCTGGCGCGCCAAGTCTGTCGGGCGGCGGCTGTGCGCTCGCCGTCCTCAAAGGTTCGCACCAAGCTTTCTGCCGCCTCGACGGTCGCTGCTGTTGAACGCTTGGCCCGCAGTGACCGCCGCCACGCAACGACGACGGATGTTTGGGATCGTGATCCTTGGCTCTTCAATACAACAGCCGGAGTGCTTGATCTGCGCAGTGGACAATCACAGCCCCATGAACAATCGCTTTGCATAACGAAGATCGCGGCTGCAGCGCCAAAAGGCAGCTGCCCGACATGGCTCAATTTCCTGGATACGGTCACGGGCGGTGATACCGAGTTGCAATCCTACCTGAAGCGTATGGCGGGCTACTGCCTCACAGGCGTCACCAGCGAGCATGCGCTCTTTTTCCTCTACGGGACTGGGGCCAACGGAAAATCCGTTTTTGCAAATACGCTGACAGAAATCCTTGGGGATTACGCAACCGTCGCGCCCATGGACATGTTTATGGCGAGCCACGGCGATCGGCATCCAACCGATATGGCGGGATTGCGCGGAGCGCGCGTGGTCACCTCCATTGAGACCGAACAAGGCAGCCGTTGGGCAGAAAGCAAGCTTAAGGCGCTGACTGGGGGCGACAAGATCACTGCGCGTTTCATGCGGCAGGACTTCTTTGAGTTCATACCGCAGTTCAAGCTGCTGATCGTCGGCAACCACAAGCCGACCATTCGCAATGTGGATGAGGCAATGAAGCGCCGCGTGCACATGGTACCTTTTACTGTCACCATCCCTGCGTCCAAGCGCGACAAACGCCTGCCTGACCGGCTTCTAGCCGAGCGGGACGGCATTCTCGCCTGGGCGATGCAGGGCTGTCTGGAGTGGCAAGAGCATGGGCTACGCCCGCCGCCTGCCGTGATGGCCGCCACAGAGGATTACTTCGAGGCGGAGGACGCTCTTGGCCGCTGGATCGAGGAGCGCTGCGAGACTGGCAACAAGTCCTTCTGGGCAGGCTCCACAGAGCTCTTCAACAGCTGGAAGGCTTGGGCCGAGGCAAACGGCGAATATGCGGGATCGATGAAGCGTTTTTCTGAGACGCTGAGCACCAAGGGTTTCACCCGCGAGAACACACGTAAGGCTCGCGGGTTCATCGGGATCAAGCTGTGTGACAACAACTCTGACCTATTCGAAGGAGATTACAATGAGCAATAAAATAAGGGCTGCGACGGATGCGACGGGTTCCCCCTATATAGGCGTCACGCGCGCGGATGCGCGCAGGTGTAACGGTGATAGTGAACTATCCGCTGCATCCGTCGCAACCTTTGCGCAGGCCAAATCAATTCTCGCCCTTGATCTCGGTACCACGACCGGCTGGGCGCTGCGCGGGTTCGATAGTATGATCACAAGCGGCACAGTGAGCTTCAAGCCTGGGCGCTATGACGGCGGTGGAATGCGCTACCTTCGCTTTACCAATTGGCTCACTGAGATTGACCGTCTGTCTGGTCCGATTGAGGTGATCTATTTCGAAGAAGTGCGCCGGCACCTGGGGACAGATGCAGCCCATGTCTACGGCGGCCTTATGGCCAGCTTGACCAGTTGGGCTGAACTTCGGGGCATTCCATATCAGGGTGTTCCGGTAGGTACTATCAAGCGCCATGCAACAGGGAAGGGCAACGCCCCTAAGCAGGCCGTGATTGCAGCGGCACGAGCACGTGGCTACAGCCCGGCAGACGACAACGAGGCGGACGCCATCGCAATCCTTCACTGGGCACTAGAGACCCAAGGCGGTGTCGCATGAGCGCCTCTCTTCTAGAAAAGGCGGCTGCAGTTCTGGAGGAACGAGGGCACGCCTATGGTGCAGCGGACCTGGCATTTGAGGCCATTGCAGCCCGCTGGACGCTCACGCTCGGACGCCCTGTATCTGCGGCCCAGGTTGTCCTGTGTATGCTTGATCTGAAGCTGGTCCGTCTGGCGCATGATCCAGACCATGAGGACAGCCTCATCGACGTCATCGGATACGCGGCCCTTTTTCCGGAGGTGTCCCGATGAAATCCATGCGGTGGCATCCTCCAGGCTATGGCGGCGTTCGTCGAGGGCCTGATCAAGTCAAACGCGATGGCTGGCGAGAAACCGGCCTTCTTGCCGTTAGCGTCGATGATGACCGTCTAACCTGGCCCGAGCGTGAACTTGTGCAACAGCTTGGGGAAAAGCTTTATGGCAAGAGGAACGAGGAGACGTCTCGATGAGTGTCTACACACCAAAACTGGTAGAAGCCCGCCTTTCAGAAGCGGCCTTTGTTCTCAAGCGCCTGCCAGAGCCTCGGCTTTCGGGGTATTTCAGCACATGGCCTAACGTAGTGCAAAGTTTTGCCGATCGGGTGGGACAGGAACCCAAGCCCATGCGGGTGCTGCCATCGCCTGCTTCCATCAGCCGGATGGAGGAAACGCTGACCTGGACCGCAGGGCTAGAACCCATTGATGGCCAGATCGTCTGGTTGCGCGCCTATGGTCATCGCTGGCGCGACGTGTGCCGGACAGTGGGGTTGCAGCGATCTTCTGCGCATTATCACTGGGTCTTCGGCCTTTGCATGATTGCGCACAGATTGAATCGGAGACAGATCAGCCAGCACCTCTCAATGCAGCAGGTGATTGACCTCGCGCGTGCCGATGATCCGGCATTGTGAAAAAAATCGAATTGATTGAAAAAACTGCCAGACACTTTTGCAGTTTCGTCGGTATATGGATGGTAAGTCGAGAGGTGCGCGCGAGGGCAGCGTTAACGTTCAATTAGACGAAGCAGGCGCGCCGGAACACCAATCGAGCGTAAAAAGGCAATTTCTTCATGTTGGTCCTGGCTGATCCGTTCACGCGGCTTTTTTACTTCGACAAGACGGTAGAATGAAGGCTTCTGCGTAGACGTGTTTCGCGCAAATAAAAATAAGTCCGGAGTGCCAAATTTATCGGCGCGGCGTTCGTCTAGGTGGCGGTCAAGTATCGACTGCAGCCGAATAGGTCCCAGAAGAGTAATGAGATCTTTGAGTGTTGATGTCTCGGGTAAATAGAGGTGATGTTGTTGCCTGCCAGCGTTAAGTTGTTCACGAGCTGCAGCGATTGCCTGTTTTTCAAGCCCGCAAATGGTTTCAGCATTCCGCCCAAGGGCTTGGCCAACGCCACGCCATAGATTTGGTCCGAGCCGACACCCGTGAAAAGTATGGTGCCGCATTTCTCTTTTTCGCCAACGGATTAGCACGACGTCTTCTGGTATGGCCCGATCTTCGCCAGTGCCTTCAGGGTCAATCCAATATCGCACTCTGCCGCCATCGTTCACGCGACCGCGTACGATGTGACTGATGCGCAAGGCTGGGGCTGTGTTGATCTCAGTATCGAAGGTGGGCGTTCGGGCCATTTTGTCGTTCTCTCGTGTCTATGTGCATATAAGACGATACGAATGTGGGTCTATGCAAGCGCGAAAAGCGCTGCAATCGGTGACCGGTTTTCCAAAAAAACCGGCTCCGCTCAAAATGTTATGCCGCGTAACCCATTGAAATTAAACGGGTCCCTTCTGTTTGTAACCGTATTCGGGGGGGCGAGGCGCAAGGGTTTCCCAGTGACACATTGAGAAATACCCATTTCGTTTCGCTTTGATGCGAACCTCAATAAAACAAAGGCCCAAAGGTCTGATTAACCACGCCTGAACCGAAACGGGGATCCAACCCCATTTCGTTTCGCGGGCATTCCTAGGACATTACCATGGACGTCATCGACCTGCCGCTTGAGCAGATCATTCCCTATGCGCGCAACCCGCGGAACAATGCTGAGGCTGTGGCGACGGTTGCGTCTTCTATTCAGGAATTTGGCTGGCGTCAGCCCATCGTTGTGGACGAGGCAATGGTTGTTCTCGCCGGGCACACGCGACTGGAAGCAGCACGCCAGCTCGGCTTCAAGACCGCGCCAGTGCATGTCGCCAAGGGGCTGACCGCATCGCAGGCACGCGCCTTCCGGATTATGGATAACCGTTCCAGTGAGAATGCCGACTGGGACAAGGACCTTCTGAACCTTGAACTTGCTGATTTGCTTGAAGCGGACTTTGACCTCGGCTTGACCGGTTTTACCGACGACGAGCTTACTACACTTATGTCGAGCCTTGAAGAAGGAACAGGTCCGCAGGACGGTGAAGACGATATCCCGGACACCCCGGAGGAACCCGTAAGCCGTCCGGGCGATCTCTGGATCCTTGGTAACCACCGTCTCCTTTGCGGCGACAGCACGGTAGCCACGGATGTCGAGAGAGTGTTGAACGGCGTGAAGCCGCTATTGCTTATCAGCGATCCACCCTACGGTGTGGAATACGATCCCTCTTGGCGTAACCAAGTCGGAGCCGCCAAGACAAAACGCACTGGGAAGGTGTTAAACGATGATCGTGCTGATTGGCGCGAAGCGTGGGCGCTTTTTCCTGGCGATGTCGCCTATGTCTGGCATGGCGCATTGCACGCAGCGACCGTGGCCGAAAGTCTCGAGGTTGCTGGCTTTACCATCCGGTCTCAGATCATTTGGGCAAAGGACAGGCTGGTTCTGAGCCGTGGGGATTATCACTGGCAACATGAGCCGGCTTGGTATGCCGTACGTAAATCCGGCAAGGGTCACTGGGCGGGTGACCGCAAGCAGACTACGCTCTGGCATATCACGAACAAGGATCAGGACGAAAAGACCGTCCACGGGACGCAGAAGCCCGTGGAATGCATGCGCCGGCCGATCCTCAATAATTCGAGCCCGGGGCAGGCGTTATATGAGCCTTTCATGGGATCTGGGACGACACTTATTGCGGCTGAGACAACTGGACGGGTCTGTTACGGTATTGAGCTCAATCCGGCTTACGTCGATGTAGCTATCGAGCGTTGGCAGAAATTTACAGGGCAACATGCTATGCTTGAAGGCGGCGAACAGACATTTGATGCTCTGAAAGCTGACCGTGTGGCCGCATGAAACAGTCGCGCCTCATGTCGCTGATCGAAGCGATCACCAACGTCATCGTTGGCTACGGCGTCGCTGTTATGACGCAGATTTTGGTTTTTCCGATGTTTGGATTGCAAACAACGTTGGGAGAAAATCTTACGCTGGGTGGAATTTTTACGATCGTCAGCTTGTTGCGATCGTTTGCTCTGCGTCGTCTTTTTGAGGTTATTTTATGTCGTCGGCAACCCAGTCCATTGGAGTAATCGCGCGGCTCCTAGATCTCTCAGAACGCCGGATCCAGCAATTAAGCCGAGAAGGGGTGATCCCAAAAGCAGAGCGCGGACAATATGACCTGATCGGCTCTGTCAGGGGGTACGTACGCTACCTGCGTGACCAGGCGCTGAAGGCGCAGGCGGGGGCGCCAGATTATGCCGCTGAACGTGCGCGCTTCATTCGGGCGCGCGCTGATCTCGCTGAAATGGAAGCTGAAGAAAAGCGTCGGTCGGTGATTGCGGCGGAGCAAATTGAAGCGGCTTGGATTGCGGTCCTTGCACTTCTTAGGACGCGCATGCTGGCGTTGCCGGACAGGCTGGCGCCACAAGCTTTTGAACAACCCACCGTCGGAGATACACGTACTTTGATCCGCGCGGCGATCCGCGAGGTGCTTGATGATCTCGCAGAACCAGACATTGACTTTGAAACCGACTCTGAGATTAACGGGCTCGCCGATCCTGAAGCAGACGGTGTCGAAGGCCCTCGCGGTTCTGAAACCGCCGCCAGACCTAACCGTCAGTGATTGGGCAGATCAAAATCGACGACTGAGCTCTGAGGCAAGTTCTGAGCCGGGCGGGTGGCGCACGAGCCGCGCTGAGTATCAACGTGGGATCATGGAAGCAATCTCGGATGCGGCCACCGAAACCGTTGTGATCATGTCCAGTTCACAGGTGGGTAAGACCGAAATGGTCAACAACGCCGTCGGTTACCACATTGACCAGGATCCGGCACCGATCATGGTGGTGATGCCCACTGAGCGGGACGCAGAGACTTGGTCGAAAGATCGCTTTTCGCCTATGGCGCGCGATACGCCCTGTTTGCAGGATAAGATCGGCAATCCGAAGTCGCGGGATGGAAATAACAAAATCCTGCATAAACGGTTCCCGGGTGGGCACCTGACGATTGTGGGCGCGAATGCGCCCTCGGGTCTTGCAAGCCGCCCGATCCGATTGCTGCTGTGTGATGAGGTTGATCGCTATCCCTTTAGTGCTGGCGCAGAAGGTGACCCTGTGAACTTAGCTAAAAAGCGGACTGTAACGTTCTGGAACCGCAAGATTGTGCTGGTTTCGACGCCCACGAACAAAGGCGCGAGCCGAATTGAGGCGGCATTTGAGGAAAGCGATCAGCGTCGGTATTGGGTGCCGTGCCCCGACTGCGGGCATAAACAAATCCTGACCTGGGGACAGGTCAAATGGGACAAGGATGAGAACGGCGGTCATCGTCCAGAAACCGCGCGCTACCACTGTGTAGACTGTGACGTACCTTGGACGGATGAAACTCGATGGGCGGCCATCTCGAAAGGGTGTTGGATTGCGGAGGCTCCGTTCACTGGTACCGCTGGGTTCCATTTAAACGAAATCTATTCGCCGTGGGTGCGGCTGGAGGCCATGGCCAAGGCGTTTCTATCGGCGCGCGCCGGTGGAGATGAGACGATGAAAACCTTCGTCAATACCTCTCTTGGCGAAACTTGGATGGAAAGTGGCGAGGCGCCGGATTGGCAACGCCTGCAGGGTCTCAAAGAAGATTGGCGCGCAGGTACAGTACCGACGGGTGGTTTGTTTTTGACCGCGGGGGCTGATGTCCAAAAAGACCGGATTGAGGTTGATGTCTGGGCTTGGGGCAGGGGCTTACAAAGCTGGCTCATCGATCATATCGTCATTGAGGGTGGCCCCGGCGATCCTGCATGCTGGCAGAAACTCTCTAACCTTCTTGGCCGGACATGGGATCATACAAGCGGCGTACCGATGAGCATCGCTAGACTAGCGATTGATACGGGGTATGAGACCGCGGCCGTTTACGCTTGGGCGCGGCAAGTGGGCTTTGGACAGGTGGCGCCGATCAAAGGCCTTGAAGGTTTTAATCGAGCGAGCCCTGTTACAGGGCCAACATTTGTTGATGCGACCATTGCAGGCAAGCGTCTGCGCCGCGGTGCACGGCTTTGGACTGTAGCAACATCGACGTTTAAAGCTGAGACCTATCGCTTCCTGCGGCTTGATCCGCCGGATGTCACCAGCCCGGCGGACGGGGAAAAGTATCCTCCCGGCTTTCTTCATCTGCCGGGCTGGGTTGATGCAGAGTGGCTAAAGCAACTGACGGCTGAGCAGTTGGTTACAGTGAAGAACAAGCGTGGCTTTGCGAAACTCGAATGGCAAAAGCTACGAGAACGCAATGAAGCTCTTGACTGTCGCGTCTATGCGCGCGCTGCGGCTTGGATCCTTGGTGCAGATCGCTGGTCTGATGCAAGGTGGGAGGAATTGGCTTCAGAATTCGATCCTGAAGCGGAGGCCCAAGCACAGATCAAACCGACGGTGTTGAGAGGACGCAAAGGGCCACAGCGCCGTGTGATGAAGTCAAATTATATGGGATCTTAATTTCATGGCGGACTTAGCGACATTGCAACGCCGCCAAGAAAGCTTGAGGGCACAGCGTGCCTCTGGCGTGGCGCGCGTGAGTTATGACGGCAAGACGATTGACTACCGCTCTGTGGGCGAAATCGACCGCGCCTTAGAGGCGCTTGAGCGTGAGATCGCAGGTGCGGTGGGGCGGCGCATGGTCCGCCAAGTCCGTGTGATGTCCTCCAAAGGTCTTTAGTGCGCATGGCATTTTTTGACAAATTTTGGAAATCTAAGCGGGTTCGGGCTGAGACGATGCAAGCGCGCCTTGAGGGCGCAATGGCAAAACGGCGTTTGCGGGGCTGGAACCCGCCCCTTGAGAATATCAATGCTTTGGTTGCCAGTGGCGGACCAAGACTGCTGGCACGCGCGCGTGAGTTGGTGGTGAGCAATGGCTATGCAGCCAATGCCTGTGAGGCGTTTGCCGCAAATCTCGTTGGGGATGGCATTAAGCCGTCATCACTGATTGAGGAGCCTGATCTACGGGATCAGGTACAAAAACTTTGGCTTGCTTGGACGGATGAAGCCGACGCAGATGGTCTGACTGACTTTTATGGTCTTCAAGCCATGGTTGCGCGAGAAATGTTCGTTGCAGGTGAATGCTTTGTCCGTTTACGCCCGCGGCGTGCAGAAGATGGGCTTTTGGTGCCTGTGCAGTTGCAGCTCCTCCAAGCTGAGATGTTGCCCTTTGAAAAAACCGGAACTGATCCGAACGGCAATCGCATTCGCTGTGGGATTGAGTTCGACCTGATTGGGCGGCGGGTGGCATACCACTTTCGGACGCGTCATCCTGGAGACAGCACAGATCAGCGGAGCTCTGTTGCGGAGACTGTCCGAGTGCCTGCTGAGGAGGTTTTGCATATTTATCGACCGATTGATGCGGGTCAAATTCGGGGGTTGCCGCATATTGCACCGGCGATGGTGCGGCTTTTTTTGCTCGATCAATATGATGATGCAGAACTTGATCGCAAAAAGACAGCGGCGATGTTTGCAGGCTTCATTACCAAAACAGCGCCCGAAGATCCGATGATGGGCGAGGGGAGCGCTGACGAAGACGGGGCCTCACTTGCAAGCCTTGAGCCTGGAACCTTGCAGGTTCTTTTGCCTGGAGAAGATGTGCGCTTTTCTAGTCCAGCAGATGTGGGCGGGGGATATGAGGCGTTTCAGTACCGCACGCTCTTAGCGGTCTCAGCCTCATTGGGCCTGCCGTATCACCTCGTCACTGGCGATGTTCGGCAAGCAAACTATTCCAGCTTGCGGGCAGAACTTGTCGAGTTTCGTCGCCGTATTGGGCAAATGCAGCATGGGGTCATGGCGCATCAATTGTGTCGGCCTGTGTGGCAGCGATGGCTGGAGGTGGCTTTGGTGTCAGGAGCGCTTGAGGGGAATGCGCGGCGCTTGCGCCCGGTTCAATGGATCCCGCCACGTTGGGATTGGGTTGACCCGTTGAAAGATATTCAGGCGCAGGTCTTAGCGATGGAGGCTGGCATCACATCGCGGCGCAAGGTTGTTGAGGCGACGGGCTATGACATTGAAGAGGTGGATCGAGAGAACGCCTCGGATGCAGGGCGCGTGAATGCGTTAGGCTTAAGCTATCGGGCTAGCCCTGCCGAAACGCAAGGTGCACGAGCAACACCTGCTGCGCGCGTTGAGACAGGGTCTTTTCTCGGACGATCCGAGGATAGCTACACACCGTAATCACAGAAGGATTTTCTTATGAAATCGTGGTACACGATCCGTGCTTGCACATCTGAAGCGCCCGAGGCGCGCATTGAAGTGCTGATTTATGATGAAATCGGCGCCTATGGCGTTACAGCCAAGGGCTTTTTAGCAGAATTTGGCGCGCTGTCTGACGCTGCTGAGATTGATTTACGCCTGAACAGCCCGGGTGGCTCGGTCTTTGACGCAGTGGCCATTTACAACACACTGCAGCGTCATTCGGGCGAGATTACAGTTTGGATAGATGGCATCGCGGCGTCTGCTGCAAGCTATATTGCCATGGCCGGTGATACCATCGTCATGCCGGAAAACGCATTCTTAATGATCCACGATCCTTCGGGGCTTGTTATGGGGACGGCTGAGGATATGCGCTCTACCGCTGAGGCACTAGACAAGGTCAAAGGTAGCCTCATCCAGGGCTATGCTGCAAAATCAGGCAAAAGTGAGGAAGAGATTGCCACCCTGATGGCCGCCGAAACCTGGCTTGATGCGAGTGATGCATTAGAAAGCGGTTTTATCGACCGGGTTGCCGAGCCGGTTAAGATCGCCGCCTCCTTTGATGTGGCTCGGTTCGAAAACGCGCCGCCTAAGTTGATCGCGGCCACACGCGAACCTGAACACGCTCCGGTATCTCAGGACAAGGCTGGGGGCGTAGAGGCGGTCCAGATCCAGGCTGACCGTGAATACCCCGCTCAAGACGCGCCAAGCCTGCCCGCAACTGGGCTTGCAATGCGTGAGGCCGCCGCGGTGAGGGCAGAGGTCATGTCTCATGCGCGCGCTGTGATTGATCTTTGCCACCTTGCAGGTCAGCCGCACATGGCCGGTCTTTTTTTGGAAGAGGACTTGGGTCTCGACATGGTCCGCAGCAGGCTTTTGGCTGCGAAAGTGGAGGCAGAGGCACTGGCGATCGACGCTCTGCATGCCCAACCGGGCAGAGGCATTGGGAGCACGCCCTGGGGCGATGTGATCGCCCGCACGTTTAAGTCGAAAGGATAAGGTATCATGAGCGTATTAACAGAAACAAACCACGCTGGTGGCTTTCTCGTTTGGGAAGTGCTGCGGGATTACACCCGAGATACGGTGACCATTGCATCGGGCGCTGGAAAGCTTGAAGCTGGGACGGTTTTAGGAAAGCTTTCATCGGGTGGGAAATATACGCCTTTGAGCCCTGGGGCCAGCAATGGCAGTCAAACGGCAGCGGGTATTCTTTGGGCATCTGTGGATGCGACATCTGAGGATGCGACGGGGGTCATCTTGCTGCGCGGTCCAGCGATCGTCAATCGAAGCGAGGTGCTGTTTCCGTCAACGGCGACAGAGGCACAAGTGACATCCGCTTCAACGGCTCTCGCTGCCTTGGGCATTTTGCTGCGTTGAGCAGATTTACGTTTAAGTCATAAACCAAAGGAGGTTGGCTGATGGCCACCATGGATATCTTTGAGGGCGATGCCTTCTCTGTCATAGAATTAACCCGCGCCCTAGAAAATATACCCTTTAAGCCTGCGACTTTGTCAGGGTCGGGACTTTTTAGTGAGCGCGGCGTGAGAACGCGGACCGTCGTTATTGAGAGCCGCGATGGGACACTGTCTCTCATTCCGTTCTCGGAGCGGGGCTCGGGCTACGATCAACAGGTCCCTGAAAGTCGGCAGGTGCGCGCGTTTGTGTGTCGTCAGTTTAAGAAACAAGATGTCTTATGGGCCTCAGAGATCCAGGGCATTCGCGAGTTTGGCACTGAATCGATCACACAACAAGCGCAGGCTGAGGTTGCGCGGCGCATGCGACGCTTACGCTCAGATGCAGAGGCGACATTTGAATATCATTTGCTGAATGCGATCCAAGGTGTTGTGAAGGATCCTCGCGATGGCGCGCAAGTGATTAACTTTGCAAATGAATTTGGTATTACACCCGCTGCAGAGGTAGACTTTGACCTTGATAATGCGTCACCGGGATCAGGCGTCCTGCGCAAGAAATGTCAGGCCTTGATAGAAAGCGTCGAAGAAAGTCTCGGAGGTCTGGTAATGGGGCCTGTGAACTTGCGCGCTGAATGTGGCTCGGCTTTCTTTGCGGATTTGGTTGCGCATAAAGAGATCCGAGAAACCTACTTGAATACGGCCGCCGCAAGTGAACTGCGCGGACGCGTGGTAGACGAGGTGAACTTTGGCGGCATTACCTTCCGTCGCTATGGGGGCAATTCAAGTATTGGCGTGCCGACGGATAAAGCCTTCTTCTACCCTCAAGGTATTGACGGTCTGTTTGAGATTTATTTTGCGCCTGCGGATACGTTTGAAACGGTGAACACGTTGGGCTTGCCGCTTTACGCGCGGATGATCCCAGATCGTGAACGGGATGAATGGGTCCGCCTTGAAATCGAAAGTAACCCACTGCCGATTTGCACGCGTCCTCAAGTCTTGCGGACTGCAAAGAGAACGTAATGACGGCTTTTGATGATGCGGTTGACCTGTTGTTCTGCGATCTCAACCTAACGGTTGAGATTTGGCATCGGGACGCGGAAGGGGAATTTACCTGTGCCCGTGGCATTTTGCGTCGCCCTGATGAGCTGACGGATTTTGGCGCGGCACGGCTTTTGTCGGATACGACCCGTATTGATGTGCGCGTCGCGGATATTCCCAACCCGCGCCCAGACGAACAAATCTTGATAGGGGAAGAAACTTTCCTGATCCAAGGTGAGCCGCGCCGTGATCGCGCGCGTCTTCTTTGGACATTGGAGCTTTGTCCAG